GGTCATGCCATCCCCCTCAGCGCGTCATACATATCAACCTCGATGACCTCGCCATCATCTCGGGCTAGGCGCATCACGCCATCCGTCTGCAACGTCCCCGCGATGATCGCAGCCCCATCGCGCCCCGGCGCCCCATCTGCGCCACGCTCGCCCTTCTGGCCCGGATGCCCTGCGGCCCCGCGCTTGCCGGGGGATGCAAACAATTGCCAGTCAGGGCCGGGGCACGGCCCTGCGTTGTCCTTGACGGCAACAAACGAGCCGCCATTGCAGGCCACCACATCAAGGGCCTCATAGCTATCGGCAGCGTCGTAGGTGCCTCGCACCGTAAAGCTGCGCCCAATGCCCCCAGCCCGCGCGATGCATACCCAATCATCCGGCCCCGGCGATTTGCCAGTGTCGGACTTCGCCTGCCAGGTTGATCCGTTATGCGTCACGCATTCGCCGCGATAATGCACCCGGTCCTGCCATGGCTCGACCTGCCGCAATATGCCGTCTGCGCCATCTGCGCCGCGCTCTCCTTGCGGGCCGGGCGCCCCTTGCCTGCCAACCTCGCCAGTCGCCCCGTCTTTGCCGTCCAGCCCGTCGCGGCCCGGTGCTCCATCGTCGCCGCGCTCGCCTTTTTCGCCCTTCTCGCCGCGTTCACCCTGCGGCCCCGGCACTGGCGCCCGGGTTTCAAGTTCCGCAATGCGCAACACCGCTGCGGCAAGGTCTGACCGCAGCGCATCGTTTTCCGCACCGATCTTCGCAACAGCCTTGGCGATAAGCAGTTGCGTGCCTCGCAGCATTTCTTCGGCCAATGCGTCAACATCAATCGACATAAGCGGCCCCCGCAAATTTCATTCGGACTGCGGCAACCGCCGCTAGCGTCTGGTCTTCATCCGGCGCGTCTTCCGGTGGCGGTGCAGGCGCAGGCGCCGGGCTTGCAGGCTCCGGCTTCCAACTCAGCGGGACAACCTGTTGCTGCACCCGAGGCTCTGCCCCAAACCCGCCCGGCACAGTCGGCAAGTCCAACTCATTTCGCGCCTCATCAGGGCTGTGAATGCCGCTGATCGTGCTGCGCGCCAGCGCCTCGATCCGCTCACGAAACGCGCTGCGCTGTAGCGCATTGGTGGAAAACTCCACGTATTCCTCAGGGTATCCGCTTAGCCCGAAAAGATGCCCGATTGCCTCTTCAATGTGGTTTAGCGCGAAGCCCAAGCCCGTGCTTATCCACGACTGCATAAGCAGCTCAGTTGAAGAGAACGTTTGCCCGCCGATGCCAAGAACCTGCAACGGCACCCGAAACGCCAGCGCGATATTTTGCGAAGACATTTTCAGAAGTTCCGCAACTTGCGCGTCAACCGCCTTAGCCGAGACCGTCAGAGGCTTAAGCCCCGAAGTCAGGATCGGCGTTCCACCGGCATTGTCGCCGCGCGTCTGATCATCCCATGCCGCCCGAAGTTCCCGCGTCTGATCGCGGGTCAAAATGGCATCGGTTGCCAGCATGATCGAAGGCTTGGCCTCGTTCTGCAAAAACGTCACTTGCTGCCGCAGCGCGGCATCTGTCCCCGCAATATCCAGTGCAGCCGCCAAAAGCGGGCTTTCACCTCGCAGCGGATCAACAGGCGTATGCAAGCGCACATGCAGCACGTCACGCGCCGGAACACCCGCCAAGGATTGAAAGCGCCGCTCAACAATCTCGTTTCCGCCAAGCGAGTAGTAAACCCCGCCATCAACGCCAACCCGCGCATAGCAGGACCGCGCCCGCATCAAGTGCAGTTCCGAAATGTCGCCGCGACCGTCTCTCACCGCCAGCGCGAAAAACTCGCCGTGCTGATACAGGTCTCGCGTGGCGTTCAGCAAGAAGTCAGATATTGTCTGATAGGCATTCGGGCGACGAATGATCGCCGCAAGCGGAGAGCCGGAAACCCGCACCCGCCCGCCGTCAGACGTGCGCCGCCAGTGATCTCCCGGGCACATGGCAACCGTCTGCGAATAGGCAGAAACGCAAGCCTCGACCATTGCCGATCTTGCGCCGCCCCGCTCGACATTGCGGCCAAGCTGCCAGAAGTTCCAAGGCGTTGAAGCCGGAATCCATCCGTCAGAAAGCGGATAAGGCCCCGGCCTTACCGATCCTTCCGCCGCCTTCTTCGGGAAAATGCGGGACCAAAGCGACACTTTCAGCGCGCCTTCCGGGTCACGTATCCGTGTTTCTTCGGCTCTGCCACAATCTCGCGCGTCACGATCTGCGCCTCAATGTCCGCAGGATACATGCTTCGCGTGCTGGGAACATTGCCGCGCATTGCGACATGAACGCCGCTTGAATGCACCAAAGCCCCGCTTTCATCCGGGGCAACTTCGTCAGGATGCACAAAGGCGCCATTCGTCAGGATATACCATGTTTCAGCCATTGCCGCGCCCCCATTCGCAAAGGTGAACCGGGCCACAATGGCCCGGCCCGTTATCAGCGACCGTCGTTGATCAGGAAGGTCAGCGTGCCGGTCTTGGCATTGCCGCCCTGCGCAATGACGCACTTGATACGATCACGCCCGATGGCGATCTGATTGGCAACCGCAGCGCCGCCAGCCGCGTAAAGCAGCGCAACCCCAGCCGTGCTGTGGGTCGCAGCGCGCGGCAGCTTCGCCACCGCCGCGTTTACGTTGCTTTCCGTCCAGACGGTTTCCCCGGTGCCCTCAACGGTGATCGTGAAATCAACGCCGTCGGCAAAGTCGGTCTTGGTGTAGATGACTTGCTGCACCAGACCCGAAAGATACGGGGTGTATGCCGTCACGTCGCCAGAGGCGTCCGTGGTGAGCGATACAGTGAATTTCCGAATTGCCATGATATTTGTCCTTTATAGCCGTTTGGCCGTGGCAATTGGCGCGGCAGGTTATTCCGCCGCGCCTGTTGATCAGTAGCTGGTGCCGTTGATCCACTGCACCATGGACGGGCGCCCCATCACCCACGAAACGTCCATCAGCATCCGCACGCCAACGGTCGCGGTCTGGTAGAACGACCGCACCGGGTCAGCCGTGGTCGGGCCGGTGCCGGAAACGATTTCCAGCGGCGTGGTGTCTTCCATGTGGACAGTCGCGGTTTCGTTGATGTCGAACTCCGGCGCATCGCCAGTGGCGGGGTAGAAGTCCGAGTTGCGGATTGCGATCAAGCGCCCCGCCGTCGCGTAGGTCGACTCCACGATATTGACGCGGGCGGCAATCGGCGCGAACCAGTTTGCCGAGTTGGCCGGGCCGTCCATCATCGCAATCGCCAGCGCCTGCGCCGGGTTCATGATAACGGTGATGTTGTCCGCAGCATTCGCCGCGATGAACGGCGCCAGCAGCGCCTTGAAGTCTTCCTTGACCGCGACGTGATCGCCGCCGCCATAGCCGACCGCAGCAGCGGAAACACCGTTCAGAAGGCCAGCGGGGCGGGCCGTGCTGGCAGCCGTCGCGTCCATAAGCGCAGCGTCCAGAATGGAAGCGGTATCCTCAAGGATCGCGTTGCGAACCAGCGCTTCAATGGCCGGAGTGGACCGCTTCGCCAGTTCGCGCGAGAACGGAACGATCACGCCCATTTTCTTCGGCGTCAGGCTGGAAGCGGCAGTCGTAATCCGGCCAACGCGGATGGGCGAACCCTCCGCGACGAAACCGCCGCCGGCGCCGCCAGCAGTGCGACGGGGCAGGCTGATGGTGCCGATCCCGTCAAAGGTCAGGCCAACGCCGCGCGACCGCAGTTCGGGGTAAACCGACATGCCGGTCAGTGCATTCAGAAAGCCGCTGTTGACGGTCTGCACCAATTCCGAAGCCCAACCGGAAACGGTCGTGGTGCCGATGGTCTGGTCAGCCTTGGCGATGAGAGCGGTTGCTTCATGGCCGGGGTAGCGTTCGTCAAGAACCTGATCCAGCGATTTCCGCCCGCCGCCGAAAGCGCAGACGCCCTGAGCGGTGATCGCGCGGACCATCAGGTCAAGGCCGCTGACTTCCTTCTGCGGAAAGCCCAGCGGGCGACGGTTGATGCCGGGCGATGCCGGTGCGCCATCGGTAGCGGCAATGCCGATCTTCTTTTCGGCAGACCGCAGCGCCGCAAGGCCGCGCTCAATGCCGTCAACTTCTTCGGTCAGAGCCTCGACCGCTTCCGTATCCAGATCATCAGCGCCGGTCAGTTCTGCCAGCTTGTCGCGCTTGGCGTTCAGCAGGTTTTGCGAATCCTCGATCCGCTTCGACAGAGTAGACATTTTATGCCCCTTTGGGTTTTGGTGGGTTGCAGTTGCGGCCTGCTCGCCGCCAATACCGCGCGTCACGACATGGCCAGCTTCGGCTTTCCCGCCAAAAACCATATCAATCACATCGTCGGAAATCTTCATACCCTTCGCCACGGCAAGCGCGGCAGGGTTCGCAGGCACCGAGACAAGCGATGTCTCAAGGAGTTCCTGCTTCATGTATCGTTGCGGCCCGTAGGGCTTTTCCTTGTCAATCGGCTCTGCCTTCAATGGCCGAAACCCGACAGAAACCGCGCGCAAAATCCCTTGCTCGATCAAGCGCCGCAATTCGTCAAGGCGGTATGACGTGCCCGCCTTTGCCATCTCAAGACGGCCTTTCAGCTTGCCATCCTCGACCCGAACATCAGCCCAGCGCCCGATGGGAAACGCGGATGAATGGCCGAACAAGGCAATGGGATTTTGCTTGAACCGCTTCAAATCCCAGCCGCTGGGCTCGACAATATCGCCGTAGCTATCAACCGTCGCGTCGGAAAGGACAAACTCCATTCCGTCCGCTGTTGCCGATGCCGTTGCCTTGCGAACCTGTTCCATCCGTCATCCGATCATTGCCAAGTGGTCAACAACCACGCCGCTTCCCGTCCAAGTCCCGGCAACGCTCATTGCCATGGCAAGCGCGACCATTCCGTCAATCCTACCACGACTTTTCCGTTTTGCCAGCATCCTATTACCAACAGCGTCAAACTGCACAACCGCATTGGCCGCGCACATATTCATAACAGGATGCCCGCCATGCGCAAGGTTTTCATTCAGGATGGCCGTTTCCAAATCCCGCAAAGCAGGCGACATGCTTTTGAATGCCTGCCCCATCGGCTGGAATATGGCGTTGTCACCCTCAATCTGCCACTCAGAAAATCCCGCCTTTAGCAGCCATGGTTTCAGATGTTCGAAGTTCCAGCGGTCAAACGCAATCTTGCGAATGTCGCACCGCTGCGAAACCTCCCAAAGGTGCTGCGCCACAAAATCATAATCCACTGACGGCCCGTCTGTGGTTTTCAGAAAGCCCGTCTTGGCCCATTCGTCATAGGGCACCCGGTCGGCCTTTGCCCGCTCTCGCAGACCAACCCCCGGAAGCCAGAATGTCGGATGAACCTCCCAGATGGTCCGCAGTGGCGCGATCAAGCCTTCCTGCATAGGCGTTACCCAGACAAGCGCCGTAAGGTCGCGCACTTCGGACAGGTCAAGCCCGCCATAAAGCACAGCGCCGCTCTCAAGCGGCTTCACGGCCCCGTCGCAGGCCTCCCAAAGCTTCCGGCTGATGAATGGCGATGCCGCCTCAATCCGCTGGTTTAGGTTCAGCCAACGGAAGCTGTTCTCTTCGCTGGGCAGGCGATCCGCCCGCTGCGCCGCGTCCTCAAGGTCGCTGATGGATCGAAACTCCCCCAGCGCCGGGTTTGCCGCTTTCCACGCTTCCCGGTCCATGATCTCGCACCCCTCGGGCGCGGCATATACATGGCTGACAATGCGCGGGTCTTTGCTGAGTTCGGCATCGTCAATCCACCGCGAAAACAGGTCATTGTCCGTCGCGGCCTGCGTGCTGATAGCGATCAACAGCGGCGCGTCATATGCGCCCTGCGATGTGGTGATAGCCTCTACAAAGTCATCATGCGGCCCCTTGATCTGGCCAACCTCGTCCAGGATAGCCAAAATCGGGGAAAGCCCGTGAGCCGTGCCAGCCTCTGCGCTGATGGCTTTGTATTCAACGTTCATCCGAACGCCGGTAATCATCTTCTGTGATGGGGTAATCCGCGTCACGCTCTTGGCGCGCAACTCCGGCGAAAGCCCGATCATCTTTTGCATAAGCTTGAA